GTTGTCCATGCTGTCGACTGTGAACATGCGGCCTCTGTCGAAGTTGCACTTCACTGTCTCCATCTCAAGAGTTACGTCTCCGTTTACATAGCCGGCGCTCTTGGAGTAGTCTCCGAGGCCGTCCATGCTCATCTTAGGGATGAGGAGCTCGTTTGCGTTTGCGCCCTGCTGCACGAGATCGTTCGCGCCGTCGAGGACTGCTGTGAGTGATGCGTTCTTGTATACTTCATCGAGAACGCCTGCGATGTACTGCTTGAATAATGCGATGCTATTAGCCATTGTTTAGTTCTCCTTATCTGTTTTTGATGTGTTGGAGAGACCTGCGGCCGCCCTGATCGATGCCAGGAAGTCGTCGCCACTGGCTCCTCCTGTTACCTTGCCGATGGTTCCGATCTTGCCGACCGGAGCCGGTTGATCTTCGCCGAAGAGCATCTTGCTATCTTCCGCTTCTGTGAGGGCTTTGATCGCCTTCTCGACGTCGGCCTTCTGGTTCTTGGATGCCTTGAGGGTTTCCACGTCCAGGAGAGCCTTGATCGCCTTCGCGTTCTTGCCCTTGGCCTCGGTGATCGCCTCTCTGACGATGTCGTCGAAGTCACGGTCCGCCAACTTCGCCGCGTAGTCCTTGTCCTTGTCGGCGATCTGCTTCTTCAGATCGGCGATCTCGGTGTTGAGCTTCTCGGCGTCCACGTCCTTGAACTTGTCCAGGCTCTCTGTGAGTGTCTTGACCTTGTCCTCGGCAGCAGTGAGCTTGTCCTTCTGCTTCTCGTAGTCTGTGACGGTCTTGTAGTTCTCCTTGACCTCTTTGTCGATGGCCGCCAGCTGTTCGGCTGTGACTTCGAGGCCTGCTTCCTTCAAGATGGTTTCGATGTTCTTCATTGTTTTTGATCCTCCTAAAATGATTTATTAACCGGACTTTCTCCGGTGGGAATAGCAGAGGCAGGATTTGAACCTGCGACCTCCTGGAAAGGAACCAGGCGAGCTACCGGGCTGCTCCACTCTGCGCTATGCTACGACCCGTAGCCTGTTATCTTTGGCCCGTATGCCGACTGCATCGCTGAAATTATGGTATTCTGTCGTCTTGGCGCTTATCTTGCGCTGTATCTCCTGCGCGGCTTCCTTGGTGTCCGCCACGTACTTCTCACGCTTCAGGGCTCGGATCTCGCGCTCCATGCTCCGCTGTTCCTGGGTGGCCTTGTAGTAGTCGTACTCCTTGCCATCCACCTCCACCGGTTCGTACTCCGGAAGAGCTTCAGGGATCTCACTGATCCCTTCCCAGAACGGGTAGAACGTGTGGCGGCAGTTCACGCCGCAGATCCCCGCGGGGTCTCCGTAGCCTGCGCCCTCTCCGCCATCGCATGGCAGCGGGTCCTCAAAGGCCGGGTACTTGTCGGAGTGTCCTGACATCGAGAACACCTGGTTCTCTACGTCGGCATGCTCCGGTCTCGCGCCTTCGTGCTGTGAGACGATCACAAGATCCACGTCGGAGCTCTTGCAGTTCGCCTCGGTGATCCTGCCGGCCATCTGGTTGGTCGACGTTCTCACGCACATCCTCGCCGCGGTGTCGAGCTGATAGCTTCGGCCGCTTGCGTAGTCTATCGAGCGGAGGCCCGACTGCGCCATCTCCTTGACGACTCTGTTGCACGCTTCGTCGAACGAGAAGGTGCCGGTCGCCACTTCCAGGAGCGCCGTGTCGAGTGATCGCTGGTAGGCCTGCATGACTCCAGTCGTCCCGAGCTGTGTGCCCTTGAAGCCTGTCGTCCTGGTGAGGTTTTTGAGCTGGCCGTTCAGATCCTTCTGGAAGGTGTTCACGATCTGCGTCAGCTGGTTCGGTTTGCTGAGATCCTGACCAGCGAGCTCCCACATCGAGAGGTCGTTGTTGTATGCCATCGTGCCGGCTTCTGCGATGAGCTTGTTGCCTGCCACTTTGGCTTCTGCGACGGTCGCCCGGATCTCCTCTGCGACCATCTGCTTGTATTGCTTTGTATTCTCAGCCACCAGCCGGATGTACTCCGGGTCGGCTCTGAGGGTCTTCATCACTTCCGCGTAGATCTGAGCCGTCGAGAAGCCCTGCTCGTGCATGCTCTTGGCCATGATCTCGGCCGTCTCTGTCAGCCTGTCGGTCTTACGGACGCGTCTCGCGATGTCCTGCAGGACGTCCTTCTCAAGCTGCTGATATAGTCCGACGAGGTACTTGTCAGCCAGTGCCTCGACTTGTGCGTCGGTGAGTGCCATGCTTTAATCCTCCGGTTCGTCGTCTGCGTCCGGATCCGTTCCGTCGATGTAGCTGATCGCCTCTTCGCGTTCGCAGTTGAGGCGGGCCATCACGTACTGGATCGTGAACTCTTTGACCTCCGGGAAGCTGAGAGCGTCTGCCCTCATCTGCTCCAGCTTGCTGACCTTGTCCTCCACATAGGAGTCGTCGAACTCGACGCAGATCTCCTCGTCCAGGCTCCAGGTCGTTCCGTTGAACTGGTTGGAGAACCAGATGATCGCCTCGACGATGCCCTCGATGTACTGGGTCGCCTCCTGGCGCTGTTTGTTGAGCTCCTGCATCTCGTCCTGGCGTTCTCCGATGTACTGGGTCGCCGTCTGGATCTGAGTGTTCTCGAAGGTGTACTTCTTTGTGCCATATCCGAACATCATGGAGAGCAGTGAGAGCGAAAGCTCCATCGCTTCCTTGATCTGTCCGGTTCTGATCTCCGGGTTGTATTCCTGGATCAGGCTCTTCTGATCCGGGAGCTTCTCACCCAGGAGGATGAACAGCTTCTTCTGTTCTGCGGTCATCTGAGGCGTTCCGTCTTCGCCCTTCTTTACGGTGGCCAGGAGCTCGTTGATCAGGAGCAGCTTGTCACCTTTTGAGAGGTCGCCGAAGAGGATGTTCCAGCAGAGATCCATGACCTTCAGCGCCGGGATGGCGTTGTAGATCTTCGGCAGGCCGTAGCCTTCCATGTCGTCCAGGTTGTTGACCTCGGCGGTCCTCATGATCGCGAAGGGTTTCACATCGCCGAGCTGGATGAGCAGATGCCTGTCTTCGATCATGCGGTTCTGATCATCGAAGACGAAGGTCTCCGCAGAGTACAGGCCCTTCTCGTCTCTCGTAAAGATCACGAGCGTCTGCTCGTTCTTACCCTTCACGAGATCGGAGCCCATGAACGCGCACTCGATGACGTCGTCGTTCTCCACGGTCAGCGGAGCGATGCCTGCGGCGTTCACGTAGTTGATCCGGATGTCTCCACCGGTCACGCTGCCATTGTCCAGGAGCGTCGCATTGTCCAGTCGGATGTATGCACCCACCGTTCCGGAAGCGCTCAGGCGCTCCAGCTGTTTGCGGTACATCACATCGAAGCGGCTCTCGTCCAGGATCTCCTGCACGCCGTCGAACTTGTTCTCGCTCTCGCCTGCATTGATCTCGATGATCTCGCAGAGGTTCGCGTCATCACTGCAGCAGCGCTTCGCGAAGTTGAGCTTGTCCAGTTTGATCTCCTGGCCGTTCAGGTTCTTCCTGGTGTGGAAGTCTGTCTCCTCGTTTGTGTACCACTGATCGCAGACTTCGATGATGTTCTGCGCGTTGGTGTTGTATTTGAAGCCCAGCTGCTTGAGCTTCTCGACTGCGGCCGTGACCTTCTGTCTCTCGTCCATGCAGGTCTCCCTCCTATCTCTCTAAGTCGATATACTCGACGAAGTCTAAAAAGCAGTAGCAGTCCGCGTCGTACCAGTCGTTGATGTTGCCGAGGTTCTTGTCCTCAGGTCTGTCTGGATCTTTAGGATCCCATACCAGCGAGCGGAGTGCTCTGCGTACATTTTCGCATCGTCTGTTTATTTTCAGGCGCCCACCGTTCAGCAGGCGGCTCAGTGTTCTCGGTCTGTCGCTGACCTCGTTCTTCCTGCAGCCGGCGATGTTGTTGATCGGGAGCCCGTTCTTCTTCGCAGTGCTCCGGAGTGAGTTGATCATCGTCGTGCTGGCCGAGTCCGGGAAGATCCAGTTGATCGGTCCGTACTTGGCGATGCAGAGCTTGTAGAAGGACAGCCACTTCTGACAGATGTCCTCGCTGTCGATGTCGTCAGTCAGCGGAAGACCTGCCTCTTCCAGTGTGATGAAGTCCTTGTACCCGTTGATGTAGCCCCAGAGGACCATCGTCGTCTGCGATCCGTTGCCTCCGAAGTCCATGCCCATGACGAACTTCGTGAAGTTCACCTTCGGAACCGGACGGCCGTTCTTGTCTGTCTTGATCCGACCATCTCGATCCTGCTCGAAGATGTCCTCATCGTCTATGAGGTACGGTTCCTCGTTGTTTGCATAGAACCTGAAGACCAGGCCCTCGGCTCTCGCCCACTCGCCCTCGATGTAGCGGTCATAGTAGACGGTGCCTGCGTATTCCTTCATCAGCTCATCGACGAAGCCCTTCGGGAGGAAGGGGTTGTCGAAGATCTTGTACCTCTGCAGGTAGATGTCCGCATCACTGTCCAGGAACTTCTTGAACCAGTGCTCCGGGTCTGCCGGGTTGCATGTTCCATCGAACAGGCTCCTGGTAGTACGGAGTCGGGACTTGAGCATCTCGAAGACTTCCTGCGCCCAGGTCGTGACCTCGTCGCCGTAGCAGTATTCGATGGTCGCACCCTGGATCCTCGAGACCTGGTTGACCTTGTCAGCACCCAGGCAGTAGACCTTCTTGCCAAAAAGCAGCGCAGTGTTGTCTGATCCGATCGTTCCGACCAGATCCGGGCCATATATGTCGCGCATAGGATCGAGCACGTTCCTCTGCAGCGTTCCTTTTGTGTTGCCGATCAGGACGATCAGGCCGAGGCCCTTGCAGGCTCTGATCCGCTTCGGCAGCAGGTAAAAATCTAAATAAGTTTTGCCGGAACCTGTCGCTCCGGTCTTCACATTCCACCGGCGCGTGGCGTTTCGCCAGTAGTCCAGCTGCATCTCTGAGAAGTCCAGGCTCATGTCTTGGCTGCCTTCTTGTCGATGGCCTCGATCAGGGAGTCGAGCTTCTTCAAGCTGGTCTCATCTGTGAACTGCACCTTGTCGCGCCACTTCTCTGGCCTTCTGTTCTTCAGCCAGAAGATCTGCGCAGTCACATCGCCCTGTTTGGCTCTTTTCAGGAGAGCGTTCTCGACTTCATAGTCCACGATCTCCTTGCCCTTTTTTAGGGCGTCGTCGATGTCCGGGTATTTATTCTTCCAGTCGTACAGGGTCGTCCTTCGGATCCCCATGTTGTGAGCTATCTGCTCATCTGTCAGGCCATCTCTGGCCCATCCTTGCAGCAAGATCAGGCCATCGGTGGTCCGCCAGTACTCATACTTGCCCTTGGCCATGCTCGCCTGCCTCCTTTACTGGGACCAGTCCAGTCCATACTTGTCGATGATCTCTCGGAAGTCTTCGACGTCGTGCGGTTTCACCCTGAAGGCGCCCTTCTCGCTCTGCTCGATGTGCAGGAGCTCGTGGTGCAGCAGCATCTTGATCTGCTCCGGGGTGAACAGCATGATGTTCACCTCATAGATGATGATCAAAAAATCGTAAGGAATAAAAGGCGCCGCCCATGCCGGAACCTTCCGGCACTCTCCGAACACCAGCCTCCCGTTCGATGTCTTCTTGAAGTCGCTCGTCAGATACCCGACGGAGATCTCGCTCTCGTTTATCCAGCGAAGAGATGGCACTGTTCGGATCAGCTCTGCGCCTATATTTGCATATTGCTCAGACTGTTCACAATGCTCCATCACTCCACCTCAAAATAAGCAAAAAAGGACCAGGTCTTCTGCTCCTGCTCCTTTTTCATAGTTTTCCACAATACAAATATAGCACTTGTTATACTGTCATGTCAACATTTCGCATACAATATCTTGCGATTATGTAAACATATTGTCAACATATTGATCAAGCTCCTCGACTGCCTGCCTGTGATACCGGAAGACGGTGCTCTCTGATCTGTGCACGGCTCTGGCCACATCTGACCACTTCAGGCCGTCCACATAATGGAGGACGAGGCACCTGCCGGACAGCTCCACCGTCAGGATCTCAGTCGCGTCGATGATGTCCTGCCTCTGTTTTCTTCGCAGTGACCTCAGGCGACTGATCTCCTGGTCGAGCTCATCGATCTCGGCCATCACATCGGCCATGCGGTCGTGTGGGGATGTCTGCACCCTTGGCAGATCGTACCTGATCGCGCCGCCGCTCAGAGTCGACCAGATCTGCGTCCTCTTCTGTCGTTTTCTCCGGAGTTCTTCAGTTGTCTCCCTTGGCGCGGCCAGGAACTCGTACACCTTGTCCGTCATAATACCCTCCCAGTGTTTACTCTTTTTCCTCCAGCATCGTCTCAAGCTCGACGATCAGCTTGTCCGTCCCCAGTGCGTAGCCGACCTCGCGGTTCGCTCCCAGTGACTTCTCCCATCCAGGCAGCAGGACGATGGCGTCCGACATGCTCAGGAGATCCATGCACATGGTCATGTACTGCTCGTATGCTGTATGCTCCGGCGGGAGTACTCCGCAGAGCTCCGCTGGGTTGATCACGTCAGTGTAGCCTGCCCACCTCAGACGGGTGACTGCGTCCTGGAAGTTTTCCCTGTAGTTGTGGATGCCCGTGATCGGGCCGCTGATGTATAGCTTCACTTTTTCGTTTTCCTCCTCTTCTTTGCTGCTGCCTGCTTCAGTCTTACGACGGCCAGGCCTGCCTCTGTCAGATCCGGATCCTCGAACCGGTAGCCGTATCTTGTCAGGGCGCTGTTCTCGCCCTTTGTGATCATCATCAGGTTGTCGATGTCGCAGTTCAGCTTGTTGCTATCCTTGAAGGTGATCATCATGCCCTCAGGGATCGGGCCGTTGTGCTCTTCCCAGACTGCCCGGTGTAAGAACTCCCACCTCTCCCAGATGGTTCCCTCCATCTGCTTCTTCCTCAGCTTGTAGCCGTCAGAACTGACCACGATCGTCCCGACTGGCATTTCGTTCACTGGCCTGTCGCCCTTCTTGAACTGGGTCGCCCTGACTCTGGCCAGCTTCTCCGGGTCGTGCTTGCAGATCTCCTCGATGGTCTTTCCCTTGGTTCCAGGTGCTCTGCCTTTTCTGAACCACCCGGTGACGCCTGACTTGATCCCGTGCCTCTGTCTGAACTGCTTCATGCAGGTGGGTGTCATCTCGTAGCCGAACTTCTCCTTGACCCTCTCGGCCATCTCCTTGGAGCTCACGCCCCAGGAGTTGTCGCGGATGTATTCATACATGCCCTCGGGGTATTTGGTCTGGTACTTCCAGTACTCCTCCTTGGACAGCTGCTTCTTGTAGTTCCGGATGCCATGGTTGCCTCTGTAGGCCTTCATACGTCCGGGTGTGAAGTCGGTGCCGAAGGTCTCGTTGACCTTGGCTGCCAGTTCCTGGTCTCTCATCTTCGGGGACCACTCTCTCACGAAGTCCTCGATCTCGTCCGGGTATTTATAGATCATTTTTTACCAGTCCCCCCCCGTCGTAAGCATAGGCGGGATCGTGCCCGCTGCCTTGTCTGTGTGGTAGCCGTAGTCGTCCAGGTGCTTCATGGTCTTGAAGGCCAGCTCACCGTTCTCGATGATCTTCTCCGAGATCTTGACGATGGAGTCCGTCTTCTGAAGCTCCCGGTCCAGCTCTTCCGGTGTCAGCTCGTCGTCGTTCAGCCTCTCCAGTTGCTCGAAGAGGTAGTTGTTGAGGTCTGTCAGTGTGTTCTTCATGCTCTGCTCCTTTTCTTGTTACTCGTAGCACTGCTTCCTGTCTTTCAGGATCCCGATCAGTGCGCTCTGTGTCATATCCTTAGACGCCAGGCTCTTCATCACCTGCTCGTCGACTGTTCCTTTTGCGATTATGTGGTAGACCATCACCGGGTACTTCTGCCCCTGCCTCTGCAGTCTGGCCACTGCCTGAAGATACTGCTCAAGGCTCCAGGGTAGTCCGTACCATGCCATGATGTGACCGCCCTCCTGAAGGTTCAGGCCATAGCCCGCGCTGGCCGGATGCGCCAGTAGCATCTTGATCTTGCCCCTGTTCCAGTCCTCGATGGTGGAGTCGTTCTCCAGGAGTCTCGCGTCGTGGAACTTTGCCAGGATCGCATCCTTGTCGGCCTGGAAGTTATAAAACACCAGGACCGGCGCGTCAGCGGCTTCGACGATCTCAGAGAGTGCGTCCAGCTTTGCCTCATGCAGGTGGATCGAGTTGTGCGCCTGGTCATAGATGAACCCGTTGGCCATCTGCAGGAGCTTCGACATGACTGCGGCCGCATCCAGCGCCACGATCTCGTCAGCTCCTTCCAGTTCGATCAGGCTCTCCTTCTCCATCTCCTTGTATAGCTTCGTGCCGGTTTCTCCCATGTCCACCTCGATGGTGTTCTCGATCTTGTCCGGCAGCTCCAGGTAGTCCTCCGCCTTCATGGAGACCGTGATGTCCGCGATCCTCTTCGTGATGTCCTCCAGGGCCCCGCGTCTCGGCTCCCACTTGTACGTGATGTACCCGTTGCCGTAGCCCGGCCGGAACCAGTTGCCCCGGTAGGCGGTCAGTGTTCGGCCCAGTCTCTCACCTCTGTCCAGGAGATACATCTCCGCCCAGAGATCCATCAGACTGTTGGCAGCAGGCGTCCCTGTAAGTCCCACGACCCTGTCCATCATCGGCCTCATCTTGCGGAGTGCCTTGAACCTCTTCGCCTGGTTGTTCTTAAAGCTGGAAAGCTCATCGATCACCACCATGTCGAAGGGCCACCGGATCCGGTTCTCCTCCAGGTACTCCACCAGCCACACCACGTTCTCGCGGTTTATCACGTAGACGTCGGCGTTCTGCTTCAGTGCCCTGATCCTGTCGGCCGCGGATCCTAAGATCTTGGAGATCCGAAGATGCTGCAGGTGTTCCCACTTCTTCGACTCCCTGCTCCAGGTGTCCTCGGCCACCCTCAGGGGTGCAATCACCAGGACCTTCTGGACCTCGAACCTGTCGTTGATCAGCTCGTCGATGGCTGTCAGTGTGATGACGGTCTTGCCCAGGCCCATCTCCAGGAAGAGCCCGCAGGCGTCATGGGCAAGGATGAACTGCGTCGCCCTTTTTTGATATGCGTGCGGCGAGTACTTCATACCACTCCACCTCCTTCTTGACTCTTTTCAGGAAGTCCTCGACCTCGGCGGGCCCCTTCAGGACCTGGACGTCGAACCCCATCTGCGTTAGCCTTTTGATCTGGATGTTCTGACGGCTGGACAGTCTGCCCGTCTCTGTCTTTAGTTCCACGAAGGCGATCCGCCCACCAGGAAGCGCCACGATCCGATCCGGCACCCCGTCGTTCCCGGGTGACACGAACTTATAGGCGACGCCGCCGATGCTCTTTATACCTTCGACCAGTTTTTTCTCTATCTCTCGTTCTCGCATTTTCTCCTCCGTGTAAATAGCTCCGACTTTTCCCTATATACTGTATATATATGTTTATATATGCTTATATATACATAAAATAAAATATAATCATAATGTTGCTGTTTACTGTTTACAAAATCCCGCTACCCCGCGCCGTTACTGCGTTTTTGGTGTAAATAGCGATTTGTAAACACTGTTTACGTTTACGCTTTTTTCGATTTTCATTTGTAAACAGCGTTTAGCTCACTTTTGCCTCTCGAAGATACCCTGCGGACCATATATCGGGAGCCGCTTCGTCGTTCTTCCGCGCCTCTTCCAGCCCAGCTGCAGGAGGATCCTGATGATGTCGTCCGAGTCTGATCGCTTCTTCGCCGTTGGTGACATCCTGAAGCACTCCGCCCAGATCTCCATCACGCTGACCGTCTCTCTGACCTCTTCGCCTGCTTCTCCGGTCTTGTCGTCGAGCCAGAAGCGGCGATCCGTGAGATCCAGCGACGCCCAGTTCTTCGGCAGCTTCCTCTCCAGGTATTCCTGCACGATGCCGAGCCTCTCGTCCTGCTCCAGCGCCTGGATCTGCTTCGCCGTGACGGCGTTCTCCAGCTCTGCGCCCAGCACCAGGCTCTTGTCATCCAGTGCCTCATAATAGAACATGACCTCGGCCCATAACTGCGCTACCGCGTCAGAGGTAAGATCCCAGGCGTTCTTCTTGTGGTCGCCCGAGCACTCGATCGGCCAGAAGCGTCGGTTGCCGGTGATGTCCTTCAGGTAGTCCTCCGCGTTGCTGGTGCCGATGAAGACGCACCCGCGCAGGTGTCTCTCGGCTCTTCGGCCGTAGCTCGCGCGGTAGATGTCCTCAGTCCTCGAGATGAAGCTCTTCACGCTCTCCACTTCCATCTTCCTCATGCCCTTGAGCTCTGAGATCTCATTGATCCAGATGCCCTGGATCTTCTCGGCCGCGGTCTTGTCCTTCATATCCTCGAAGCTGAGGGAGTCGCTGAACCACTTGCCGCCGATCCTGGCGATGAGGGTGCTCTTGCCTATTCCTCCGGGGCCTGAGAGCACCGGGATGTAGTCGAACTTGCACCCGGGCCTGTCAGCTCTTGAGACTGCTGCCAGCAGCCAGCGCTTCGTCACTTCTCTGGTGTACTCTCCGTCCTCCGCACCTAAGTAGTCGATGAACAGAGTCTCGATCCTGGGCACGCCGTCCCAGTCGGGCAGGTTGTCCAGATAGTCGCGGACCGGGTGGAAGGCTCTCGTCTTGGCCACATCCACCAGCACGTCGTTGATGTCGGTGCGCTTGAAGGTGTTGTACTGCATGGACAGATAGACGTATAAGCTCGAGTCGTCGGCGTCTGTCCAGTCGGATGTGTTGCTTCTCCACGGCAGCGGGCACCTGTTCTCGATGAAGCTCGAGAGCATGTTGTAGCAGATACCCTTGAGCCCTTCGTCGTTCTTGAAGATCATCATGAGGTTCTCGATCGTCGGCTCCACGAGGCCCTGCTTCGTTCTCGTCAGGTCGAGCTTCCATTCCCTTGGGGCTCCTTCTTCACCTTCAAAGTCGTCGGCCGCTGAGGCGTGACGCTCTTCGTCGAAGGTCCTGATGCAGTTCTTGTCCGTTCTGATCAGGTCGATCATGGCCTTGTAGGATGGGAGCCTGGTGGTCGGTGTGCCTTCCTGGACGTCGTCATCCTCGTGGCCGAACTTGTGGATCCTGATCAGGTCGAAGGCGTTGAGATCCATGCCATGGGCCGGATCTGTGCTGTGGTTTGAATAGCAGAACAGGCCGTCGTCGTATATGACCAGGCCGCCGAAGGTCGAGCCCGCTGCGTAGGTGTAGCGGTCGTCCTTGTCCCCGGCCTTGGTGTAGACGTCCGGGATGAACTCTGCGATGGCCTCCGGCACTGTGTACGTCCTGCAGAAGGTTCCGATCGGGCCCTTCTTCTTCAGAGGATCCTGCTGCTTCTCCAGTCTCTTCTTCTGGACTCTGATCTCATCCGGGCACACGGGCCAGTATGAGACATCACGCCAGTCCGGGTACTTGGCCAGGATCTTGTCCGGATCCAGGACTTTGTCGTCGTTATATTCGAAGACGAACTCCGCGTCGCGTGATGCGCTGGGCCAGTACATGAGCCGGCTCGGCTGGAAGGTCGTGCTGTCGAAGTATTCGAGCCCGATCTCTTCGGCCATCTTCCTGGTCAGCGCCTCATACTCTTCCGGATCCACTGTACGGGACAGCGGAGCGATCAGACGGAAGCGGGGCGCCTCTGCTTTGTGTTTGTGGGTTGAATAGATGGCCCAGGCATAGGGAGCCTCCAGCTGCATCGTCTCCACGAAGTCCTTCGGAGCGAAGTCGAGGTCGAAGGTGACGAGGCTGCGGAGCTTTACGGTGTCAGCTTTACGCCTTCCACCTTCCAAGGTTCCGCCGACGAAGCCGCCGACGTCCTTGATCTTGTCCTGCTGGGCCTTAGACATTTTGAAGTATTCGGCCTGGGTCTCCTGCGTCATCGAGACGTTCTTGAGCCTGGCCAGGAGCACCGACCACTGGACCTGCTTGTTCTTCCAGGCTGTCGAGAAGCGACTGCTGCCTTCAGCGATCCAGATGCTCGGGTTGTTTTTTAGACCTGAGACGGTCATCTCTTCCATTTTTATCACATTATTAGCTTGCTGCATTTATGCCCTCCTGCCCCATGAGGATCAGACACTCACGGAGTCT